ATTGCAACACTAAAATTATTAGTTATTACACCTACTGTAGCAGAGGTAGCTGTTACAAGACCCGTACCTGTAGTTGTAGACCATCCACTGTTGGCGTTTACAAGCCCACTGACAGCCGTTACAACTGTTGCCCTTGACTGAGTACCACTAAGTACTGTAGAGCTTATTGTAGAGTCTGGAAAAGTTACTGTAAGAACTGGTTGTGGTATACTGTTATCCACACCTGTAGTTACTACTGTAACTGAGTCAGTAAGATTACCACCAAAAGTAGTTTCAGTATATGCTGTACCGCTATAGCTGGTTGCAAATGCAATACTTAAAGCACTATGATTACCACCATTAACAGAAGTAAATCTTACGTTGTTTCCGTTAGCTGCAACACCATAGATAGCATTAGCAGAACCATTAAAGACAGCAAGAGCAGATAGCTTAGTAATGATATCATCTCTAATCGCTGTTTGAGCCGTAAGACCTTTTGCAAGAGTAATTGTCTCGTTGATTGCACCTTGTACCCCACCCACGGCAGGAGCCGTTATTGTCATTGAAATAGCAGGGCTAAGTGCTGCAGTAATTCCATACACACCAACACCTGTAACTGTAGAGTTAGGCGCTATATTAGTTGTTGATCCACTTCCTGAAACTGCAAAAGTAGAAGTACTAAATGCACGAGGTCCAGGAACATCTGAAGTAAGTGTAAGTACATTAGTAGATGCAGAAGCTGTAAAATCAGCAAGTGCATTATTAGCATTAACATAATCACGTATTGCTGCAACAAACTGTGTCATAGTAATTGTAGCACCATCCGCATAGTCAGTGCCAAGGATAGCACTTGCGGGAAAACTAACATTACCAATACTAGCATCACCATTAATAACAGCACTAGCTCCACCGTCAAGGTGTGTAGTTTTATTTCTGTCATAAGTAAAAGTAGAACTAGAAGGATATGTAAGTGTACTTACTGCGTTAACTGTATTTGGACCAGTGTCACCTGTGACTGAAAGATCTACTACCTCTAGCACATCAGTAGTAAAATTACTAAATGTACTAACAGCTATTGTTTTAGCAGTTTTAGTTCCTGTTGTGACTCTTGGTGTAGCACCATTAATAGTTACTGCTTGAACTTCTTTTTTACCGCGATTAGTATAACCTGCATTACCGCTATTGCCTGTTGCGGCAATTGTTGCAGTCGGTATACCACCACCTTTAATTGGACCCACATCTCCAGCTGCAACTGCATCAAGGTCTCTGATAGTCCACGTATTGTCTCTATAATTCCAGATAAGAGCTTCATCACATTCACCTCCAGTTGAGTTTAGTGTAGGATAACACACCCATATTTCTTCTTCTTGATGGTTCTGAAGGGTAAACAATTGACGTTCATGTATAGGGTTTAAGTTATTATAAAAGTATTGGGTTACCCTTTTACCTGATAGCGACTGTATATTTCCTGGGTTTCCAGCAAACGTATAAATATCACTAGCTCCAACTACAAAATGTTTACCGTCATATTCAACCACGGCTCCTGTAGTAAGACACCCATACTCATCGGTGTTAGGTGCAAACGACACAGGTGCTGTAGCATTACCAGTAAGACGCATAACGTGTATACTATCTGAACTGTAAATATACATGTTTCCTTGTAGTGATTTCATTTCTTGAATAACATTAGTTTCTGACAAAGTAAATTCATCAGCAGTACTAACACCAGCAGCAAACGGGTTCCAGTTATTAGGGACAGATCCAGGAACTGCTACATCAGATGTACGAACTACACCAGATAGTCTACGGATAATCTTTGCATTATTAGTTGAGTCTACTTCTGTTAAGTCACCAGCAACTAGCAGGTCTCCAAAAGATTGTACAATACCTGCACGTACATCTACAATGTTTCTAGACTCAATAGTTACTTTTACAGTATCATTTACTGAAAGACCACCCATAACAACAACAGTTGTGTTTGTAGAAGTATCCGTATATATCTGGAAGTTATTACCTGATACAGTAGGGATAGTTCCAGGCAAATTCCCAGGAACAAAGTTAGTCCCGTTTACTGTACCTGATCCTGCAGGGCTACCTGCTTGTGCAGATTTATTGTTAGTACCTGTAATAATAATTGAGTTAACTGAAAAGTCTACCTTTTGACCAAGATCAAACACAGTACTATTACCAGTTAGGTATGTGTCATTATAAACTTGTTGTTCTACTTGATAGCTATCCCATCCAGGAAGCTCTGCAAGAACTATATTATTAATATCTGTATTCCCTGCAGTGTCAAGAATGTAGTGTGGTTTATCAATACCATTGTTTAGAATAAATGCAAAGCCACCACTAAACAAAGTATGTTGCCAACCATAAGTTGTGAATGCAAAACCATCAGACATACTAGAAGGTGTAATATCTTTCTTTGTACCTATATGATCTTGGATATAAACCTTTTGACCTACAGTAATACCTGCACGAACATAGTCTACTACCCAAAGATAATAACAACCATGAGGTGCTTTGTTGGGGTTTTCCCAAACTGCAAAATACCTAACTTGACCAAACAATTCATTAGCTGGTACAAGATCCTCTACAATATTATTAAGTAGTAGTTCTCCTGACATCTTACGAACTGCACCATCTTTAAATCTAACATTGCGTACATCGGTAAATACGTTTGGTTCTAAGGCAACAGGAGGAGTATCAATGATAACCCCTTTCGATGCGATATCGGTAACAGAAATTGTTTCTTCTGCCATGTTACTCCTCCGTTAATTAATTACTAAGCGCACTCTTTCTGGCCTGTAAGCGGGTCGATAAAGCAAGCTTCAACCTTTCCCTCTTCTTCAACCATTTCCTCATTCGTGCTAGATACCTTCTCTTCCGCTTCCACGGTTTCGTTAAAGATACCAAATCGTTTTCCACTGATCCTGAACGTAGTGCATCCCTTCGCCCCGCCCTTCCAGGCATCAACATACACTTGTTTAAAATCTTCATATGACACATCATCTCCCACATTACAAGTTTTAGAACATGCTGAGTCAATATAATGTTGAGACAACAGCAATACCGCTAAGTGATCTTGAACTGAAATATCAGATGATGTCCTCCCTGCTACCCCTCTAGAATAAGCGTAATCTTCTACACGTTCTACACGAGGCCCTTCAAATGTTTGAATAGTACGATCATAGTAATGACTAAATACAGGCTCTATCCCACCAGTGACATTATCTGCCACAAGGCTGATAGTACCAGTAGGAGCAATACTAGTGAGGTGGCTGTTGCGTATGCCATATTCTCTAATCTCCTTCTTAACAGATGCAGGTAAAGTACGTACAAAGTTAGATTTTAAATACTCTGGACGATACATAGGGAATGCACCTTTTTCTTTTGCTAACAAAGCAGATGCTTTATAACAATTATCTCTTAAACAAGCAAAGACTTTTTCAGTCCAGTTAAGAAAATCAGGAGAGGCGTAAGGGTATCCTAGAAGCTCACCAGCGTTAGCTAAGGCAGTAACACCTAGTCCCATACGTCTTTTGTCTTTAGCCTCATCAGACTGTTCTTTAAGTGGGTATATAGTACGATCAATAATATTATCCATAGCACGTACTACATGTGGAATGTCTTTCTTAAACTGTGTAAAATTAAATGTATAGTTACCAGCACTCTTATCAAGGTACTTTACTAAGTTAAAGGAACCTAATAGACATGCACCTTGCGGGGGCAACGGCTGCTCACCACATGGGTTAGTGGCTTCAATAGTCTCACAGTACCACAGGTTATTCATCTCTTGTATACGGTCAATAAACAGAACCCCTGGCTCTGCCCAATCCCAGGTCGAGTTCATTATCTCATCCCATACCATTTGGGCTGATAGAGTGCCACGCACAACACCATCAAACAAAAGCTCGTACTCGGTATTGTTATCCAAAGCTTCCATAAAGGCATCTGTAATCCCGACAGAGATATTAAATCCGGTGAGTTTATCACTGTTGCGTTTAGCACGGATAAAGTCGAGTATGTCAGGATGGTCAATACGAAGGACACCCATTTGTGCTCCTCGCCTGTGACCACTAGAAGCAATTGTCTGGCACACTGCATCAAAGATCCCCATAAAACTTACTGGACCAGATGATTGACTATCCAAAGAGTTAATGTGATCACCACGAGGGCGAAGCCTACTAAAATCATATCCAATACCACCACCTTTACGCATAGTCTCTGCAGCTTCTGCAGCACGTTTCATTATAGATTTCATGTTATCTTCAATAACACCACTAACAAAACAATTAAAAGCTGTAGTAATACGTCTACTGCCCATAGCATTTTGGACTCTACCTGCTGGTAGAAACCTCATGTTTCCAAAGATGTCCTCTAGTTCTAATTGATGCTCAGGGGTATCATTAAGTGCCCCTGCCATACGTTTTACTTTATCATCAAAAGACTCACCCTCTTGACGATACTTCATTGCATCAATCTCTTCAGAAATAGATGTGATTGGTCCAGCGTATTCTACATTTCTCATGGTGTTATTACCTCTTATTTGAATAGATTTTTCCTATAAGGGGTATATACTATTTGACTTCTCTCATTCTTTGAACAAGTCGATCAGCGCGGTTGGTAACTTGTTGATACCATTTACTGTCAACCATTTCTACTGCAGCCCTATGCCAATCACCAGCGTCTACTGCAGCCTTCATACCTTTAAACTTACTAAGCCTAGGTCGTCCCATATTAAACATCATATTAGCAATAATTAATTGGACTTCTTCAGGCAAAACCTGAAAGTTGGGGTATAGCTGTAAGGACTCCGATAACACTGTTTCGACATCTTTAGCGAAGCACTCATTAACTCTATCTTCTGAGACTGGTGTGCCAACTTCCTGTCCGTATTCCATATCGCTAGATAAAATAAGATGACCAATGCCGTGTGTAGGGAGGCCAAGATGATCAAGGTAGATTTCATACCTGCAACCCTCGTCAGTTTTAAGTTCTTCTCTTAGTTTATCTATATTCATTTTGTTAGCCCCTGTTTCTTTTCATAGCTACGTAAACCACCAATCCCCAACATACCGCCTAGGACGGGCAACAACGTGCTCATATCAAACTCAGGTAGGGTAGGTAGCTCAGTGCCTGTTAAGGCTACTACAAAGAGCAGGATGGGCTGTAAAACAAAGTGGTAGGCAAAAGCAGAGGCACAGACCCACCCAACTGCTGGTCTCCAGCCGCCCTTAAATATAGAGCCTGAAGCAGCTTCTGCTTTGTTTACTTCTATTTGAGCAAGTGCTAGCTGTTGGGCATGTTTCTCACCCATCGTGGCAAGCTCATGGGCTATCCTAGCTTTTTCATCAGCGTCAGGTATAAACTTATCTAGCAGACCTGTAACAGGACCTATCAGTGCAGATATCATGTTGCTACTCCTGGTATTTTTATTTCATTAAACACACATTTATATGCTTGAGGTATATGATCAGGCATTTCTTCTATTGCTTCACGCATTTCAATTGAACGTTCTACACATTGTTCCCTTGTTTCATATGGTCCTCTAGTGTCAGATAATGGAAAACAGTTACCTGGATCTGATGCTAAACAAACTAATACTAATACTTCAAACATTTTAGTCTCCTCAAATAATACTTATAAATATAGCTATAGCAATAACTACAATAAAAACTACTGCAGCTGCCATTAATATATTTTCAAACAATTCTTCTGTCTGTCTAGCTTTGTGTAGTTTAGCTTGTCGTACCTTTGCTTCTAGCTCTCGTTGTTCTTTCATACGTCTAGCCCGTTCATCAACAATAGATTTCCATGTTCCTGGACCAAACCTCATGTCAACCATAGCAGCTACCTCTTGCATTTTTTCTTTAGCAAGCCTTGCGTCTATAACTTCAGATGCTACACCTCCGATACCTCCGAAGTTGTCTACACCTGATTTACTATTTCTTTTTTGTTGTACTTGTTTTTCGCCCTCAAACAATTTATCTATATGCCCAGCTATATCGCTGATGTCGTTACAAGTACCAATCATACTTTTAATTCCATCAACCGCACCTTTAACTAGAGCAATACCTGCCATTGTTTCCGCGATCATTTCTACCTCACATTTTCATTAAGAGAGAGGATGCTAAGCCAACGACAATAAGCGTTGACCCCATTATCATTGCTTCAAGTCTCCACAATCTTTTGTCG